CATGTTGCGGCTCGCGTTGGCGCTGTTCTTGACGTCCTTGGAGATGACGAGGCTGGCAGCGCCGCTCTCGCCCATCTTCTTCATCGGCCCGCGATGGCGCATCCCGCCGAACTGCGCGGCGCCCTGGCTCTGGCCGCCCGGTCCCTTGGCGCCGGAGGCGATTTTCTCTTTTGCGTGCAGGCCGGCACTGTTGCCGCCGCCACGAGCGCCGATCGCGCCACTCTCGCCCTTGCCCGAGGTGCCGATGCCCTTTTCCGCCGGATGCTGGCCCGAGCTCGAGCTGCCCGAGCGGATGCCGTCGGCGCCGGCGCCCAGGCCGGTGTCGAGGAACTTGCCCTGGGTGCCGGCATTGGCCTTGGCCTTGTCGAACGGGCCGCCCTTGGGCTGCATCGTCAGTCTGCCGCGCAGGTGCATGATCGCCTCCGAAAACAGGATTTACCCCTGAACTATTACTCTTTCTTGGGTACTTCTGCAGTTGCCGCCAGCACGGCGGCCATCGAGGCCGCCCGCACCAGCTTGATCGCGTCCTGGGCGAGCTCGTCGCGCTCGATCGTCTTGTGCATCAGGCCCTCGAGGCGGGTTATGAGCGCGCCGCTCAACGTCTTGATCTCGGCGACCTCGTCGAGATTCGACGGGTTGAAGGAAAAGCGGATGTGGCGCTGGGCGCTGCCGGAAATGACAACGTGGATGTCGCGCTCGATCGCTGCAGGCCGTTCGCTCATGTTTTTTCTCCAGTTTGAAAACGCTTGAGCATCAAACTCACGATCCAGCGCCGGCCCTCGAAGTGGAGCAGCTGCTCGGGCGTGATCGTGTGGTCGAAGCTCACGTTGATGGTCAGGTTCTTGAGGTAGCTGAGGATCTTCTGGCCGTCGTCCTCCTTGAACACCCTCCAGAACAGCTTGTTGAGCTCCTCCTCCATCTCCGGCTTGTACTCCCGGCCGTCCAGCGACTGCGGCCGCTGGATCTGCTCGCGGAGGCCGCCCTGAACCCGTGCACGTGCGCTCATTGCTTGGTCGCATTGACGAGACTATCGAAAACCGCGGTCGGATCGCCGCTGCCCGGCGCCTGGCCGCCCGCCATCTGGGCCTGGCCGGCGCCCTGCGCGCCCTTGGCGAGGATCGCGGCCACTTCCTCGTCGCTGTTGAGGAAGGAAAGAGAGACCCCGTTGCGCCGGGCCATCTCGGGCACCGCGGTCTGGCGCTTCATCAGCAGCGCCGACGTGCCGGCGCCGAAGATCGCGTTCACCTGGCCGGCGAACTGCATCATGTCGTTCATCTGGATCTGGTCCTGCCCGCGCAGGAAGGGGCTCTTCACGTCGAGCTTGAGCTGCTTGCCGTCCACCCTCATGCCGAGGCTCTCGAGGATGCCCTGCTTCTCGAAGATGTAGATGGTCCGGTTGACCCACGGCACCAGCAGTTCCTTGGTGATGCGGGCGCCCGGGGCGCTGAGGTCGCGGGCGGTCTCGGCGATGCGGTTCTGCACCTCGTAGGCCGAGCGCGGCGTCTTGCCCGGCGTGTCCATCTCGTCGATGAACAGGCCCTTCTTGATGTTGGTCCGCATGTCGGCCAGCACCAGCTGGCTGACGTCGAACTTGGCGGCCGAAGTGAGCGGCGCCACCGTGCTGCCGGCGCTCTTGGGAATGAAGGTGCCCGGCTGCAGGATGATGTTGTCGGGGTTGAACACCCCGTCGTCGTCATAGACCCAGACGCCGCCCAGCGCGAGCTCGGCGTTCTCCAGCACCAGCTGCACCGTGAGATTCGCCGTCTTGACCGCCGGCATGATGAGCTGCAGCGGGCCGCGGCCCCAGGCGTCCATGCCGGTCTTGCTCCACCGGCAGGTCGACCACGGACAGGCGCCCGCGCCGCGCAGGCGCTCCTCGACGATCAGCTTGTTGGCGGCGCCGGCGCAGCACACCACCGAGACCCATTCCGGGTTCACGATGGTGCCGCACTCCCAGACGCCCCGAACCACTTTCTCTTTTCCCCGCGGATCGCTCTTGAGCCGGTTCCTGAACTGGTCGTCGTAGTCGCCCTTGGGCCATTGCTGGTAGATGTCCTCGAGCGCCATCTCCGACCAGGTGAACCAGCCACGGATCGTGTCGCCGCGGCCGCGCAGGATGGCGATGTGGGTCGGCGGCACGGCCGAGAACACGACGTCACCCGGAAAGTCGCCGGCCTCGAGGCAGACGTTGGCGGTGCCGATCCCGAGGTCGATCATGCTTTCACTGACTTCGGCGGCGAAGTTCGACTGCTGCCACGAACGATGGATCATCTGCGTCAGCAGCTCGAGCTTCAGGAGGCCCTGCGGGTTGTTGAGATGACGCGGGCTCTCAGGGCCATAGGCCAGCGAGAAGATCTCGCCGTACTGCGGGAAGAAGCCGGAGGTCATGCGGCTGGCGAAGCGCGGCACGCCGGTCACGGCGGTCTCGTCGAAGATCAGGTCGGTGCGCTGCTGGCCCGGCGTTTTCTGATAGAAGTGCTCGCGCTGCGGCAGCGTGGCGTTGTAGATCTCCTGCCACAGCTGGATCCACGGATCGCGCCCGCGATTGGCCTCGGCATAGAGCTTGTCGTAGGTCTTTTTGGTGTCGGCGTTCGGCTTCTTCGGCGCGATCGTGCCGGCCGTGTCGCCCATCTGGAAACGCTGCTGCGCGTTCATCGGCTCGACGGCCGTGGAGCTCTGCTTGGCCGAGCCGCTGTAGCGCGGCGACGGCATGGTGAGCTCGCGCTGCTGCTGGCGCTGCAGGTTGGGCCGGCGCGCCATCAGGCGCCGAGCGGGGCCGACTGGCCGCCGAGCGGGCGGGCGGTCGTCGAGTAGCCGGCGTAGCCCGCCGTGGCGAGTGCCGCGATGCCCGCCGTCGAGTAGCTGGTCTTGCGCTTGAGGTCGGCGGCGTCGGCCGCGGCCTTGTTCTGGACGTCGATCTTGGACTGGGCGATCTCGTTGGCCATGCGAGCGTCGTCCATCTGCTTCTTCATCTCCCAGAACATATCGGACTGTGCTTTGGATTCTCCGCCACCGCCAAGGGACATGCCGGCCTCCTGTGAGGGGGATCTATCAGCGCAACGGCGCCGAGGTCGAGCAATTCGTACCACAGCTGCTCGCAAGTCCACACAAAGGTCTTGGGCCTGAGCCCCAGCACGGAGCGGACGAACGTAACGCACGTTTTCGGCCTGAAGGCCCAAAAAAGAGAGGGTTGGGGCACCTGTTCTGAGCCCCAGAACTCGAGCATGGCGCCCCGCGATTGTACGATGCGGTGCAATCGGGCCGCGGTCGGCCGATCGACGATCGTGACGCCGTAGCTGCGGAAGGTCCACTCGGCCATCAGCCAGTGGTCGCCGTCGCCGACCGGCTGCAGCAGAAAACAGTGCTGGAAAGGCGCCCGATTCCGGCGCAGCGCCGAGGTGATCCAGTGCAGCGGGGCCGGGATGAAACAGACCTGCCAGCGGCCCACCCAGGGCGTCCACGACGGCTCGGCCTGGCTGAACTGCGGCATCTAGCGGTTGGCCCACCGGCCGGTGCCCGCTCTCTGGGCCTGCCTGGTGAAGGGGTTGCCGATGCGGCTCACCGTCACCGACCTGTAGGGCTTGGTGCCGCGGATCACCGGCGTCCACGCGCCCGAGCCGACGATCGCGTACTGCAGCCCGTCGTGAACGTGGCTGTGACGGTTCTTGTACGGCTTGGTCTCGTGCAGCCGGCCATGGCTGCCGGCCACTTCCTTGAACTGATAGCCGCCGCGGAAGCCAGCGATCAGGTTCTTGCAATGCGGGCTCACCAGGAAGGCCGGGCCCTTGGGCGTCATCTTGGTCAGCAGCGCCGCCGTCGCCTCGATCCTGATTTGCGGGTCATTGGTTGGCGCGCCGACGAACTTCAGCCCCGCCGCCCGCATGATCTGCATGGAGGTCTCGTCGCGGGTCTGCGCCATGTCGTCGCCCGAGGGATCGCCGAAGAAGCGGAAGGTGTAGCCGTGCCAGCCGCGCCGGGTGATCTCTCTCTTGAGCAGGCTGGCGAAGGTCTGCGTCGACACGCCGCTCAGCACGAGCTCGTGGAACACGATCGTGCGGCCGTCGATCTCCTGGGTGAACGCCGCCGCGGGCGTGCGGCCGAAGTCGGCGCCCACCGTGATCGAATGGCTCGGGCGCGGCTCCAGCCGCTCGCTCGCAATGTGGATCTCATCCGACCATTCGGGGTAGACCGGCTTGCCCTCGAGCATCTGGCCGTACCGATTGAGAACGTAAATGTTGATCCACGTCCGCGACTTGCCCGGCAGCATGTTGAGATAGTACTTGTCCGGCAACGCCTGATTGGCCCGATTCGGGTTCATCGCGTAGCTCAGCACATGGCCGTCCTCGCCCTTGATCTCGAGCATCGCCGGCTCCTGGGTGAAGAACTCCCAGTTCTTCGGCTTGATCAGCAGCCTTCTCTCTTCCTCGCTCAGCCAGTCGGGCGGCTGCACCTCGCCACTCATCACCGCCCACCAGTGGTCCTCCGGCGGCGCGTTGGTGTCCATCAGGATGCCAGACCAGCTCGGCCCGCCCTGGTCGGGCGACGGATAGCGGTTCACACGCGCCGTCAGCCCGTCGACGATGTCCTTGTCGGTCTCCCGCGCCTCGTTGATCCACGCCCCGGTGAGGTCCATCGACAACAGCTTCGCCACGTCGGCCGGCCGGTCGAGCGCGAGGAAGATCACCTCGCAGTCCACGAACGTCTTGTCGGGCAGCTGGTACATCAGGTGATGCGTGTAGGGCGCGCTCCGCAGGAACGGACCCAGGCTCTCGGGCACCCACTCGAGCCACGTCTTGACCGTTGTGAGCTTGAGCTCGGGAAACGTGTTGCGGACTACCGCCCAGCGCGTCTGGCGCACCATCTCGCCATTGGGATTGAGCCATGGCCGCTGCAGCTGCGAGTACATCAGCAGCGTATGCACGCACAGCACTGACTTGCCGCTGCCGAAGGGTCCGCGAATCCCCCGCACGAAGGCATCGCTCGCCATGAACGCCGCCCCCGCATCGTCGGGCGGCTCGTACAGCTTCACCTTGCCCGCCCGCGCATGGCTGGTGTTGAGCGCCTTCGACGTGCGACCCGCCATCAGCGCGACAACTTCTCGTCGATCAGCGCCTTCATCATCTTCTGCGCCGTCGCCTCGCCGATGCTCTCGATGATCCGATCCGCTTCCAGGTTCGTGCAAAACTCAG